AAATATTTCAAATAAAACAATCCACCTAACACACTTTATTATATAATACGTTCACTAGAAGGCAATATATACACAAGGTTGTTATATAGTTTAGATTTTGAAGAACTATCTAAGAATTTAACTCTATTCATTTGTTTGATTGGAATAAAAGAGCTTAAGTGATAATTTAAAATAGCCATTTCTTCATCCCAATCCATTTTATATGGATAAGGTATTTCATAAGATTTTATCGAGTCTTTATATTCTAAAGTAAAATTAATATAATATTGTTTTATTTGAAATATTTTAAGTTTGCCTCTTTTTAATATTTTCTTATCCGTCTTTATAATTATATCTTGTAGTAAAAACGGTTTTAAAAAATTTGTAACTTTTTCTAAACTTGTATTCATGAATTCATAAAATTTAATTTTTGTGATGATGACATAGGATATATATTTTCATTAAAGTATATCCAAAAATCATCATTAGCAGGAATTTGTTGAATTAAATCACACTGATTCATGTTTATATTTCTATAATCCTGCATTAAAATATCCCATGCTACAGCTAAATTATCAGGACCTAAATAGTTTTTAGGTGGTCCTTTAGGGGCAAAATAATTTAATGAAAGTCTACCGTTAACTGAATTAAGTAAAGATAGTGATTTCGTACAAAGCATTCTTCTCGTAGAGGCTTGACCCGGCTTTATTATTCTACGAGGAAATCTTATCTCACAAACATTATCCAATAGTAAGGAATCAAGAGTTGCTTTCTGTATTAACATTTTTTTCTTTACAAATACCGAACATTCTCTCTTCGTTTAAAAATATACCTTTTCGAATTTTGCCTTTTCCAGTCACTGTAACACCAGAAATAGTTACACCCATGTTGTTTGGAAAAATAACTATATCCCCTTCTTTAGCGTATTTAGCATCAGGTCCAGATAAAATAACTTTACCTTTTCTCCAAGCTTTTGTCAGTGCATTTGTTGGTACTAAAATACCATTGCGCTCTACCTCACCTTCCTCTGTTTCATCAACATATTCTATAAGAAGAATATCATCAAAAATAAAACTTAATTCAAAATCATCAATTCCAAAATCTCCTTTGTCAGGATCTGAAAGATCTATTAAACTTTTAGTAGGTGCCAAATTGTCTATACTAGCAAGTGCCATATAGCTATTTACATAGCTTTTTGCTTAATTCAACATATTCTAGTAATTCACGTTTTGACATATTTTTATTTTTTGCAACTAAAGTCAAATCTTGTTCTTCTTGATCTTCTTTTTTCTTTTTCTTTATATAGCTAATTCTCTTCCACTTTAGACGTGGTATAAGATAAAAATATAATTTATACGTTAGTTGCTTGTCATCAAAAATAGTACTAAATTTGTTTAATGTCTCATTAGTAAAGACACACATATCATTATTATAGAATGATAACCACCTATTAAATAAAAAAGGTACAAAACTTTGCTCCCCTTCTGTATCTAAATCACCTGCGGTTTCTTTCTTAGAATAAAATAATTTGTTTTGTAGTTGAAAAAAGTTCATTATCTTGATCTTTTAGGACTTTTTTGTAGTTTTCTGTAATCATATTCTAATATACTAGTTGTAGAATACCCACGTACACGTTTAAAAAAGCGTAGTTCTTTTGCATATTGCTCACCAACTACCGTTTTACCCTCCCAATCAGATCCTATTACCATTAGATCTGGTTCTATTTCTTTAATTAAATTTTCAAGTCCCTTTGTTGAAGTAAAAACACGAACCTCATCAACGAATCTCAATGATTCAAGCATTTTTATTCTATCTTCTAATTTATTGTAAGGTCTATCTTGACCTTTATCATGCCTTACCTTTTCATCAGAATCAACACCTACAAAAACAGTTCCTAATCCTTTTGCATACTCAAGTAATTCTAAATGACCGCGATGTAAAACATCAAAACACCCATTAGTAAAAATTTTCTTCATACAATAATCTTAGTAGTAGCAACAAATTGATCCCTAACTTCAGTATTAAAGTATTCAATAACCTGTTTACTAAATGATTTAATTTGCTTATCTGTTAAGTTAGATGAATATGCAAAAGGTGGTGCCTTATCTCCAGCTACAATATTGATACCGGTATGACCTAATGCAACATTTTCTTTAGAGTAGGTAATTGATACACTAACTTTACCAGATTCTCTTACCTGTTTATCAGTACCTAAAAATTCATCTTGTACAAGTAGATCATCCCCATCTACCATAATACCTTTATTAATATAACCAGATAGAATATTAGCAATACCAGTATTGAAAAGCCTCTGAAACGAGACAGCACCTAGTGGACATAAACCAGGAATTTCCCAACAAAAGTTAATTGCATCTTGACTATGAATAAAATCATTCTCTAAAGAATCCTCTAAGTCAATTAGAGCATCTTCTACATACATAGGAGCTCTAAAAGCGACAATATTTCCTTCACTAGCTACATCTTTACGAAAAAACTTATAGGCAAATCTCTCGTGAATTAGTTTACCGTCGTATACACCTTGCTCAATAATCATATATGTATTATATTAAATTCAATTTAGTTTTCAACTACGCTTTTTTGGTTTATCCACTTTTCAATTGTCTGGTGGTTTATTTGAATATACCATACCCCCAGAGGGTCAATCTTAGGATTAACAATAGTAACCATCTTACCAAACTGATCCCAAACAGCTCTAATTACCCCTGCATGTATCCATAAATCTTTTATGAGATTTTGATGCATTATTTCAGGATTTGCTGAGTTTTCGAAACCTACAGCTAGATGTTCAGATGGTATGTTTGTTTTATTTTCAATCTCTTTTATGCTAATAAAGTCAGTAATTGGTGCATTATCTGGATGATCTCGTGTACAATATTTAGTAGGTATTTTAGGCCCTAGAAATTCAATAGGTAAAAAAAGTTCACAATCA